GGAAGCCATGCGCCTCCGCGACGCTTGGGTTGCTCACCCGGATCACACGATCCTCAAGGCACTGGTTGCCGAACGTGCGATTTTCTTTGTGCTACTACCCTTTTTCCGTTTTAACGGAGATGCGGGGTTGCGCACGGTAAGTGCTGACATCTCTCGTGACGAACAAGTTCACGTAGCTGTCAACTCTTTGGTCGCACGTGAGCTTAACCTTGAGGTTTCTCCTTCGTTGGATAAACTTCGTAAGGCTACTATTAACTGGATTATGCAGCCACTCAAGGCTAACAATCCTAATAAATATCTAAACAAAAAATTTTGGCTGGATTCCAGTGATCGCCTGATGTACGAAGGTAAAGCACCTGAACTTGCAGAAACTAAGCGAGCACGTATGCCAGCGTTCTTTGAACATGCAAACCCCAACCTACCCCAATACGCCTAACTTAAGGTTAGACGTGAGGCGTCTTCTTGAAGAACTTGAAGATGTCTTTCCACCCGTCAATCCCACTCCCGACACAAGCGTTGGTCACATCATGTATCGTGCTGGTCAACGTAGTGTTGTGGAGTGGATCGAAAACCGACTTGATGAGGACACTTAATCATGGGCGCATCACGCAAAAAACATCATAGACAACAAGAGGCGATGCGAGCAGCAACAGCTGAGCGGAATATTTTTGAAGCTCAGCAACGTGCTTATGAAGAACAAATGCGTCGTCAAACTGAAGCACTGCTAAAACAGCAAGAGATGTATGAAGCACCTAGAACTCTTGCTAGTACAGTTGGTACCGATGGTACTGGCGTTCGTACTGCTCGTTCTCAACGAGGTACTACCACTGGTCTTTCTAAAGGTGTAGCTTCGCTTCGTATTCCACTTAATGTCGGAGGTGTCTCCGGCTCTGGTCTTAACATTGGTTAATTAAATGAACGCTAAAAGCAGGTACGATCATCTATCTAGCTACCGTTCTCAATTTCTAGACACAGCGGTTGAGTGTTCAAAGCTCACCATTCCTTACCTCATCCAACGTGATGAGTTCCGTGTTACCCATCAAACCCTGACTCAACCTTGGCAATCCGTAGGTGCTAAGGGTGTAGTGACACTTGCATCCAAGCTGATGCTGTCCCTCCTGCCCCCTCAAACTACGTTCTTCAAGCTCCAGGTACGTGATGATAAGCTAGGCACCGAACTGCCTGCTGAGATCCGTTCTGAGCTTGACCTTAGCTTTGCCAAGATGGAGCGTATGGTGATGGATTCGGTTGCTGCTTCCAGCGATCGTGTCGTTGTTCACCAGGCTCTCAAGCATCTGGTGGTTGGTGGTAATGCACTGATCTTTATGGGTGAGGATGGGTTGAAACACTACCCACTGAATCGCTACGTTGTCGATAGAGATGGTAATGGTAACGTAATTGAGATCGTAACCAAAGAACTTATTAACAAAAACCTTCTGCCGAAAGAACTTATTGAAAAACCTCGTCCTGTTATGGATGAGAGTTTCTCACATGAGAATGACGTAGAGGTATATACTCATGTACGTCTAGACAACAACCGTTGGCTGTGGCACCAGGAAGTCTATGGTGAAAAGATTCCTAAATCAGACAGCAAAGCTCCAAAGGATGCTAGTCCTTGGCTTGTACTGCGCTTCAATTCTGTCGATGGCGAAAACTATGGACGGGGTAGAGTTGAGGAATTCTTGGGAGATCTTAAGTCGCTTGATGCACTCTCCCAGGCACTCGTAGAAGGCTCTGCAGCAGCCTCTAAAGTCGTCTTCGTGGTATCACCCTCAAGCACGACTAAAGCACAGACGCTGGCGAAGGCAGGCAACGGTGCGATCGTTCAAGGCAGACCCGAAGACATCGGTGTTATCCAAGTGGGTAAGACTGCTGACTTCAACACTGCCATGACAATGATGCAACAACTTGAGCGTCGTTTGTCTGATGCATTCCTTATTCTTACTGTACGTCAATCAGAACGTACTACTGCTGAAGAGGTTCGCCTTACTCAGCTTGAACTTGAACAACAGCTTGGCGGACTATTCTCCTTGCTGACTGTTGAGTTTCTACTTCCCTATCTGAACCGCAAGATGCTGGTTCTTCAACGTAGTGGACAACTACCACGTATTCCTAAGGATTTGGTTAATCCTACTATTGTTGCAGGAATCAATGCTCTTGGTCGTGGTCAAGATCGTGAGTCTCTCACTGCATTCATCATGACCATAGCTCAGACGCTTGGACCACAGGCACTGATGCAATATATTAATACTGATGAAGCTATCAAGCGTTTGGCAGCTGCACAAGGTATTGATGTACTTAATCTTGTTAAGTCTATGGAGCAAAGACAGCAAGAGAAAGCAGAAGCTATGCAACAACAAGAAGACATGGCTATGATGCAACAAGCTGGTCAACTTCTTAAAGCTCCTTTGGCGGATCCTTCTAAGAATCCGATGGCAAGTGAAACTGTCAACGCGATGATTGGAGAGAACGTCGTTCCACCAATGCAATAATTATGGCAGAAATTCTATCCTACGATCCAGCTGGTGATCCTGAAGTTGTCGGTGCCATGGAAGCCGACCAAGCTGAGTCTCTGGCTATTGGAGAAGAGATGATCAACCAAGCTAACGCTCGGTTGGCTGGAAAGTACAAAGATGCACAAGAGCTTGAAAAAGCTTATATTGAACTTGAAAAGAAACTTGGTTCACGTGATACCTCAGAAGAAGGTGAAGCGGAAGAAGTAGAGTACGAAGATGATTCAGAAGAGTATTCTGAATATTCTTCTCAAATTGAAGCTATTAGTAAAGCTGCTGAAGAGTTCAACTCAAACGGTGAACTGAGTGAGGAAACTCTTGCTGAGTTTGAGCAGATGTCTAGCAAGGAACTGATTCAAGCGTACTTTGAGTATGAAGCGAGTCTTCCTGCAATGGATGCTCCTCAAGCCGTTGAGCTTTCATCTGCTGACATCAATAGCATTCAAAACTCTGTGGGTGGTGAGGCTGCTTATCAACAACTTGTTGGTTGGGCAGCACAGAACTTCACCCAATCTGAGATCCAAGCCTTTGACAATGTTGTCGATTCAGGTAACATTGATGCAATCAACCTTGCTCTTGCTGGTCTCAAAGCACGTTACACCGATGCCAATGGCTACGAGGGACAAATGATTCAAGGTAAAGCTGCCGCCCCTGCTGACACATTTAAGAGTCAAGCAGAGGTGGTACGGGCAATGTCTGATTCTCGTTATGATCGAGACCCTGCATATCGTGATGCGATCATGCAGAAACTTGCTCGTTCTGATCTTAAATTCTAATTATGACTGATCATCCCTACGGTGTCCCACATAACGAACGAGCTGAGCAGCTTAACGGTCGCTTGGCTATGCTTGGTATCGTGGCTGCTCTTGGCGCTTATGCGCTGACTGGACAAATTATTCCTGGTATCTGGTAATGCCGCTTAAAAAGGGTAAGTCTCAAAAGGCAGTCTCATCTAACATTAAACAACTGAAGATTGAAGGCTACCCTCAAAAGCAGGCAGTAGCTATTGCACTCAGCAAAGCTGGTAAATCTAGAAAAAAGAAGAAGTAGTCATGCCACAAGGTAAAGGAACTTACGGTTCACAAAAAGGTCGTCCACCTAAGAAAGGGACGAAAAAGTAATGGCTATTAAAAAAAAGCCAAAAACTAAAAAGAATAAATCCCTTAAAATCTCTCAAATGAGTCAACAAGATTTTCGTGATCTGGTTGAACAACGAATGGATAAAAAGAAGCTAGACAAGATGTTTCCCAAACAAGGCGACTTTCTTCGTTGGCTTCGAGAATCTGGTAATGCTAATGGACCGCGAGTACGCGGAGTTTAAAGTTATGGCTAAGCCTGGTCTCTATGCAAACATCCACGCCAAGCGTAAGCGTATCGCTGCTGGCAGTGGTTAAAAAATGAGAAAGCCTGGGTCTAAAGGCGCACCCACGGCTGCACAATTTAAACGCGCCGCTAAAACTGCTAAGAAAAAGTAACACTAATCTAATGAAATTCCTCGCTATCCTCCCCGCTGCTGCTCTGCTGGCTGCTCCCGCTTTCGCTAAGCCCTATGTGAACGTTGAAGCTAACAGTGGTTTCACTGGTTCTGATTACACCGGTACTTCTACTGACTTCCACGTTGGCATTGACGGTGCTGAAGGTGCTGCCTCTTGGTATATCCAAGGTGGTCCTACCGTCGTGTCTCCTGATGGTGGTGAAGCTGAAACTATTATTACCGCTAAAGCAGGTGGTGGTGTTGGCGTGACTGAATCTCTTTCCGTCTACGGTGAGATTTCGGCTGCCTTCGATAACGTGAATAGCTATGGCACTAAGGCTGGTCTGAAGTACCGCTTCTAATTCCTACTGTGTGGTGGGAGGGAGGCAACTTGTACTTTTAAATTAAACTAATGACCGCAACTATTGCACTTAAAAGGGAGTCATCCTGGGATCAGTTTTGTGACTGGGTGACTTC